GCTCAAGTTTTGATTTATACCTCTAATGAACCTAATGTTGTTTTAGAATCCATTACATTTTAAGATGCTTTTCATAATCGAATGAATGATAATTGTTACCGTGTGACTCTTAAAAAAGAGTATGCAAAGGAGATTGTGCAACCAGATGGTGGAAAGAAAGTTCAAATTTTGGATCAAACCAAGATTGTGTCTGGCATTTCCACTGATGTTTATATTTTCCAAAAACAAGTCAATTATAGAGGCTCTTTTGTTGATGTTGGTGAAACTATTTCGTATGATGTTTTGAGATCTAGGTTGGTTCGTGAATGGCGACTTAAGAAAAGTTCCTTTGCAAACCATATGGATTTTTTGAATAATCGTATGGCTACTGATTGGGAAGAAACTGCTGAAGCCCAAATGAAATTTTCAGATTTACTTTCTCCGAAGAAAGTTGTTGAACCTGAAGTTTTCGAAGATTGTATTGATTCCATCGATTTTGTTCGCACAAAAGTGATGGAGTTGAAAGAAGAAGGTAAAGACCCTATGGAAGTCAGAGAATGGTTTGCTCAGTCTGATGAATCATGGGCTATGTGGCAGAGGTATGTTCAACATAATCAACCAATTAGCAAATATAAGAAGATGTTTGAAGAGTCTTTAGCTGTTTGTACTGATTATTTGAATAGGTTTAGTGAAGCTTGTAAACGTTTGATAGTGGAGAATCCCATAATAAGTTTATTAACATTGTTTGGTTCTGCTGTTGCTGTTGGAGCTGTTGCCTATTCATTCTTGAAAGATGATAGTGATGATGAAGTTGAAATGGCTCATTCAGGTAATAATGTAGTTCCTCGTGTTCAAAATAATAAAGTTGAACTTGCCCATTCTGGTTCTAGTCAAATTTCTGTTCTTCCTCGAGCAAATGTTCAATTTTCACGACAAAAATTAATGAATAGTGCTATGGAATTGATTACTCGTGCTGAAGTTGAGGGCTGTTCTGATCCCAATGCTCATGAAATAGTATCTGGTAAAGTTAGGAAAAATTCATTTAGATTGAATGTGCATAATTTGTCTGGAAATGTAACTTTTGTGAAAGGTAAAATTTTTATTATGCCATATCATTTTTTAGTTATGATGTTTGCCGCTGGTGTGTCTGCTGATGAGGTTTTGTATCTTTCTCAAGAAGAAAATAACAAAATCATTTCTTTTCCTTTTAAACATCTTGTTGATTTTTGTGGAACAACTTTTAAGTTAACGGACAATGTTATACAATATAATCGGTGTGGTAATGAGAGTGACTTGGTCTTTGTGAATTTGCACAAGATGCAAAGTTATCCAATGTGCGACATTTCTCAATTATTT